TGTGATCATCAGGGATGCGGAACTCAGCGAGGTATCGTGTATATGTCGTTTCGATTTCGCGAACTTTATCGCGGATGTCCGTAGGGACAATGATCGTTGATGCGCTGCTCATCTCTGGCTCCCGCGAAGCTGTGCTGCGAACTTTTTAGCCTCGCCACCAATGAATGTGTCGTTATGGCGGCAGTTTTCTTCCCAGAAGTCAGCAAACATCTTAACTCCCGCCGCCCGCTGTTCGTTCACCCATGCGTCCGTAGCTGGGGTTTCTAATTCAGGGTTAAGATTGTATTCAGACCAGCCAATCCAGCCATTTTGCTCAGATGGTTTTTCGAAATTTGTCTCTATCGCTTTTTGCATAATCACGCCCCAGCAGATGGTGTCAGCATCTTCAGGCCATCCGTCTTGGACTGCTTCTTCTCGACATACAGCAATCATGTCTTTAGCTGATGCGATTGCTCTTTCTTGGCTTTTGTGAATCTCAAAACCAGTTTCATCGCTGTACATGAAAAATAACTGCCCAGACTTCAGCGCCGCATTCTCAGCCGCCAGCGCATCACTACGCGCACTCTGCACGTCCAGCGCCGATGCAAGCTCGGTCAGCAAATTAGCCACGCTACGCACGTCTACCGCGCCGCAGTCGGCTTTTAACTCAGACGCCAGTTCATGACCGGCGCTTACCAGGGTCTTATTGTTATCTGTCATTTCCGCGCTCCTTTAATCATCAGGCTGATGTAGCGGTTATCATCCGGGCCGGGAAAACTGTGGCGTTTTAGTAACTCCGATTTGTCTGGCATAGGCTTTACTCTGTGGCGGGCTACTAATTCGTTAGGGGATATATCAGGGTTGTATTGACCAATCATGATGCTTTCTCCGTAACCCGCTTAAGCGCTGTGTTTAGCTCTTCCGCATAACGTTGGGCTTTGAACGGGTTTCTGATGATTATGTTGTTTGGAGTGCGCCAGCCTCTGCCGTTTATGGAATAGGGGAGGGTGACCGCACCGACACGAATGAAGTCATTTGGGTGTTTCATACTGGATTCGCTATTTAATTAGCAGGGATGGCTTTCCGGTTTTTATGACCGCGCCGGGTACTTCATTACCGGCTTCAAGTTGGTGTTTGATGGCTAATTTGTCTGGCTTAATGATGGTGTCAAATTCGACGAATTCAGTTGGAAGTTGTGATGCATCGGTGATTTCAACACAACGAGAAGGCGTCCTGACAGTTACCTGATGAAGGCCGGCACGAATGGATTTCTTTCCGGCTTTTTCAAGCGCTGTTGCGATGTACGCCTTGATGCTGGTTACTTTGTTATCAATTGATGCCGAGCGCTCCTGAAGCTTTTTAGCCTCTTCCCTGAGGCGTTCTGAATATCCACTTTCGTTTTTGCAGATGGCAAGAAGCTGCTCCACCTTGTCCGCCAGTTCCCCTTCAATCCCTTCGAGAGTGTCGGCTATCATTTCTGGCTCAAGGTCAGAATCCAGAAGCCTGGCGTAATCATCAGCAATCTCATACAGCTTGCTCATTTGTCGCCTCCAGTTTCGCTTTGCATTCTGCGTAAATAGCCTGGATGTTTTGCTGCAACTTCATGCCGCGAGTTAATTTGAATGCGTCGGCAAAAGTACGCTTCAATTCTTCCATGCTTTCTGCCATTTCCATTTGGTCGCAGAGTTCAGTGGCTTTATCCATAACCTCCTGCTGGCGTTGACGTTCTGTTTCCTGAATGTCTTCATCCGGCACATGAGCCATTACCGGCTCCTGATAAATCCCTTCATCTTCGTTAAGAAGGTGAATGGCGTTATCCAGACGCGCCGCCTTGGGCCAGTATTTACTTGCGCGTTTAACGATGGTCTTACGCGCCATCTCTTCCCAGAAGTTTTTCCACGGGCCATTTTTGGCTTTGCTGGTTGCCTCAGTCGCCTTGATTTCCGCAAGGCTCATCTCTTCCGTGAGATAGTCACCATCAGGCGTTTTCACTGTGCAGTAACCGCCGACAACGTCTCCACGGTCACCAAAAGCGTTGTATTTGTGGGTGGGGGAAAGGTCGAGTCCGTTGGATTCGTATGTGTCGTTCGCGTAGACAAGTTTGCACTGACCCCATTTAATCGAACCGGCTGACTGCGCCAGATGCAGCAGGCCCATATAGCTGATATCAAGGCAAACCATCCCGTCTCGCGGGACGAGGTAAGCAAGCTTGCTGGCTGGGTTCAATGTGATACCGATGGCCGCCACGTTGATAATGGCGTTCTGCGCACTGGTCGGGTTGGAAAGTGCGGTTTTAGCCAGGTAATCGTTTTTCTGGAACAGCTGAATGGCAAACTGGCTTTCCTTCGCCCAGTTAACAGTTTGCTCTGATAGGGCACCACAAAATAATGGTTCCTGTTTTTTGACAAACTCAACGATATTGAAGCTCATCACGCCGCTCCTTTATAACTGTGCCGGTTCATGAAAATACCCAGCGCGTATTCCCACTTAACGCGCTCCTCAATAACCGCGATAAACGACGCCTCAAGCGCCTCGCCATCTTCCATGATGGATACCGCATCCTTTGTGAATTCGTCGGGCTGGAAGTCGAGAAGGGCGCTAATTAACGGGTTGGCTTTGGCAGCCAGTCGGTCAACCTGATTGCTGATTTGCTCGTTATCGTAATCGGTCAGTGTCGCGACAATCTGGTCGAGTTCCTGACGTTCTTTAAATGAGAGCTTCATTGCTGCTTCTCCTGTTCTTTCTTTTCAGGCTTTAACAGGTCTTTCATCAGGCGAATAAACGCATCGTCTGACCAGTCTTTAACAGGCGTATTCATTTCTTTCTCCGGTACCACGGAATATTCACCGCTTTGCGAATTTGCTCGTAGGCCGACATCCACATAACGCCGTCACCCAAATAACGGGCAATAACGGCCTTGTTCTGGGCTGCTTTAAGTGCTGCGTGGTTTATTTGCATAACGACCTCAACTGGCACATTGCGGCGCGGATAAGTTGACGAACTTTGCGGTGTAATTCTGATTCAGGCGGGTAATAAGCGGACATGACGCCGCTACCCGCGAACTGTAAGTGCATCATGGGGTAGGTTCCTTTGGTTGTGTGATTGCATGTGGCTAATGGCTGATTAACCATTACTCAGATGCATCTAAAAAAATGCCCGACATTAAGCCGGGCAAATAAACATCAAGGGATGATTTCTCCATTAATCAGCACAGGTCTTCGTCTCCTGACTGATTACGAGCGATATTGCTCACATAGCTGACTCGTAAATCAGCTATAGGCGCTTATTCGCTTGGTGGTTCAGGTAATGGCATCCAGTGTGTTACGTCATAAACAATGCCTCTTAAATCTTCAAATCTAGGGGCGCGTCCTTTTGCTGTTTTTGCCCCATCCCATTGCGTATATGAGGCTAAATTTACGTATTTACCATTAATAACAACCAGTACGCGCTTGCCAATATCTGGCATCCGCTCACTGCATTTAACCCACTCCATATCCCTCACCTCTGTTAACGTTGCTAATAAAAAAGGCCGCCTAAGCGACCTTTGTTGTTTCGGGAAAAACCTTATCCATGCAACTCTAAATAACCTTTAGCAATATCGTACTTCAGGTGCTTAGTTAGAGAGTATTGAAGATCAGACTTGTCAAATCGTCTTTTGATCATCTCTTGATACTCGCCAACAGTCATGCCATCAACTAATTCCCGATTGATGTTGAAGCCAGAGCAATTAGTCCCGGAATTAGAACCGCGCCTGTAGCTTTCGCCTACTATTTTGATGACAAAATGTAGGTGTTTGGAGATATCAAATGTTGCGATGTTGCCAGAATTAACAATCATGACGTTTCCCAGGTTGCCCTTCATAGGCTAATAATCTCACCTCGCCGTTACGATGTCTTTTGATTTACGATGCCCTGCTGCGTACATCGCTACTTCTGGCAAGCAGCATGACCCTTCATAGTGCTCAACCTGTGAAGTGATAGTCACCACTTCAGCCCGCATTGTTGGCTTGCGCTTGCACTGCAACTCAACACGCGCCGGGGTAGGGCGATGCATCACTTCTGAACTGATAGCGGCTTCACTCTGAAGGTGAGCGCGGCGCTCACGTCTACGAGCTGCCGACGAACCGTTAAATGCTGTTCTGCGTGACATAGATACCTCCTGAGTGAACTTTGGTGATGCGATGCCAGGCGCTTATCTTCTGGTTGTCTCGATGGACTGCAATTCGTCGCATCCCAAAGCACACGCTTTAGTACTTATTTGGCTTTGCAGCCACGTAGGTGAATCCATCACCGTTGTAGAAAGAGCGTGTTATCCGTTTCGTTTTCGCCAGCGTCCTGCTGATGGGATAAAATTAGCACCATGCTAAATTACGCGCAAGTGATTTATGCTAAAAATTTAGCATTCAAATGCTAAAACTATGTTTTTGCATAGGAAATAATTTAGCTTGACCGTTATGTTGATTTAATAGGCAATAAAAAACCCGCCGAAGCGGGTTTGGTGAAGGGTGCAGTGTGTAGTCAGTAGGTTACTGAAGACCAGAAAACTCTACCTATGATACGAATTTCTGAAGACGGTCTGACTTCTTCCGGGTGCTCGTCGCTGTTGTAACTCCTGATTCTTAGCATTCCTCCGGGCATGGCATATAACAGTTTTACTCTTAGCAAATCACCGTAATCTATAGCATACATCTTTCCGTCTTTTACTTCTTTGCAGCCTGTATCTACCCCAACTGTTGATCCATTAGGGAGCACGGGTTCCATGCTATTCCCTATTACTTCTACACAAACGGCATTGCTGTAATGTATGTTTAATTTTCGAAGTGTTGATTTTGCGAATCTCAACTTATATCCATTATGATCTTCTCTAAAGGTGCTTCCAGCTCCTGCTGCCAACTGAACTTCTTTCAGGAACGGAATCTCAACTTCATCATCATCCAGTGATGTGTCGCTATCCCAAGGCTCAATTCCGCCTATTATTTTAGCTTCATCTTTTGAACCGCTTTCCTCAACCTCTGGGTGAGGTTGATCAAGCCATCCATGCGGAAGATTTAAATTTATCTCAATTTTGCGGGCAAGCTCATCGCCTAAATTTCTGACGGCCTTTTCGCCCAATATCTGGCTTATCGTAGATGCGGACGTTCCGACTTTCTCGGCGAAGTCTGCTTTTGATATCCCGCTACGGATCGCAGCGTTTTGTTGATAGCGGAGATTGTTCCGCCTGATGTCTTTTATGTCCATGCATAAATCATCCCACTTTTTAGCACGGCGATAAATATGCATAAAGCTAAACTCTCCCTTGATTTAAATTTAGCATGGAGCTAATATTTGTTTTGTGCATTAGCAGATGGAGCACCTATGGAAACCAACGTTAAGCAGTTTGAGCAAATGAATGACCTGCTGCGCTGGAGAAAACAGGCCTCCAAGGAAGATTGGGAAAAGCTTGCGAAGCTTGCCAATACCACTCCTGGGAACCTAGACCAGCTGGCTTATGGATATCGCGGAGCATCAGCTCAGAAAGCAAGTGACATTGCTAACGCAACACTGAATTTCCGCTTTCCAAAACCTGTAACGAAAGAAGCAATCGCATTTCCACCTGTCAGGAAATCGACCGGCAGCAAAGCTGCATAAGCTTCACCGCTCTTTTCACAACGGACATGACGTCCTACGTCGCTGCAAAGCGAATACCAAATCATTAAACAACTATGCGTCACCCGTTATGGGTGTGCGCTCATTAACTATTCACTAAAGGGAAGTATCAACGATGGATCACGCAAGTAACAGCAAGCTCTCACAGCGAGATATCGACCGGGCAGAAACAGATTTGCTCATCAACCTCTCAACCGTCACACAACGCGGACTGGCAAAGATGGTCGGTTGCCATGAGTCGAAGATAAGCCGGACGGACTGGCGCTTTATTGCGGCGGTTCTGTGTGCGTTTGGGATGGACTCGGATATCAGTCCTATCAGTCGTGCATTCAGGCATGCACTGGAAGGGCTTACAAATGAAAAACCCCAACCGAGCGGTAACTCGATTAGGGCTTAAAACACTGTGTTACGCCAACACAATATCTATAACTGGAGAATATCATGATTTTGACAGTAAGCAAAAACGCACTGCTGAGTGCAATGATTTTTCAGGCTAAAGGCGACGTTCGTTATTACCTGAACGGCATCTGTTTCGCTCCGGATAAAAAACTCTACTCAACTGACGGCCACCGCGCCTTTATCGGTGAGCACACAACTGAAGGGCTGGACGATCATGTCATCGTCACTATCAGCGGACCGAAGGTGACTAAGTTTGAAACCGCCTCAATCGACACTGATACAGGCATCGTCACATACCTGGATGCGAATGGTGCATCCGTTTCGGCTGGTATTTGCAAGGTAGTCGATGGTCGTTTTCCAGACGTTCAGCGCATCATTCGTGGGTACAAAAACAAAGCCACTGATGAGATCGGCTTCAATGCCAGCTACCTGGCTGATATCGAAAAGGCTGCAAAACTTTATAACCCGAAATTTTGCGGCATAAAAATCAAGCCGAATGGAAATACCGAGGCATCGCTGATTGAGTTTAATAGCGCCTACGGTAATGCGCAGTTAATCATCATGCCAATGCGTATTTAGTTGAATTATGGACAGTTACGACTTAAACGTTCACGTCCAGATGCCTTCAAATTTCCATCCCGATGACGAGAAATGGATACGCGAAATGCTACTCCATCTCGACCCGTCAACGAGAAACAAAATTACCTCGAAATACGGCGAAGTTTTCCAGTCCGAGTGGGAAATGGAGCCGATTTCCTACAAAAAAAACAATATGGCCCGACATGAGGCAAACACCAGGCTGAGGGAATTTGTTCGCAAATATGCGGCATTCAGTCGGGGGTATGTTTCAGAGCCTGAGCGGCTGGAATAGCACAAGCCAGGAACACAAGCCAAAAGGCAAGTTCTTCTCTGGCTAGTGTTGCTGAGGCAGGAACAGCACAGCGGCGAAAGTCAAACTCAAGGTCAAAACCAGCCATGTTTGATTCCTCCACCTAAGGACAAGGAGAGGGATTTAAAAATGTTCAATAAAATCAGTAAATTGCGAAAGAAAAAACGACAAAGGTTGTCGGGTTATCCCGACAATGTATGTCGTATCGTTTAAAAACAATGAGTTACGGAGGCTTATGAAGGGGTTTATTCGCATGTTTAGGCTTTCGGAGGTGGGAAAGCGGCTTGCCGGGATCAGCGAATCCGGGCAGGTGATTTACTGGCACCTGCTCGAAAAGGCGGACTGGAGGTCAGGCAGGGTTGAGGCTACACACGCTCAACTGGCTGTCCTGCTTGATAAATCAATTCGCACTATTGAGCGCTCGACTAAAGAGCTTGTTAGCGCAGGCCTTGTGAAACACAAGAAGGGCATTTTCGCAATTAATCCCGAATTCGCATGGGGAGGGCGTAGCTGGAATATCCCTAAGGCGGCTTATCACAGCATCAACGCTAAAACGGCGCAGGTAATCAGCTTTGCTGAGGCATCACAGGCACTGAGCGAGGAATCTGCGGAGAGGGCCGGGCGTGAAACCTTGAGGGAGATTTCAGCCCGGAAACGTAAGGGGAATCAAACGTGTTAAATATTAACCCAAAAGAAAAACAAGTTACAGCGCTTAACATGCTGCGCTCCAACTGGAAGCTGCACCGGACAATGCTGCTTTCCGCCAGCGTTGGTTTTGGTAAAACGGCAATAGCGGCGTTCATCGCTGACGGACTGGTTAGCCGGAGAATGCGGGTGATGTTTCTGGCTCCGTATACCGTTCTGCTCGACCAGACTGCAACACGCTTTGTTGAGTACGGACTCCCGGCAGATGAAATCGGCTACGTCTGGCGAAATCATCCGCTGTATGACCCTGAAAAGCTGATTCAGATTGCCAGCGCCGACACGCTGATCCGCCGAAATTTTCCTGACAATCTGGATTTGCTTATTGTCGATGAAGCCCACCTCCGCCGTAAAAAGTTACTCGAAATCATCCGGGATACAGAAATTCGCGTTGTCGGACTGTCAGGCACCCCATTTGCGCCGTGGATGGGGAATTACTACGAAAAGCTGATTAAGCCGACCACGATGAAAGAGCTAATCAGCATCGGAGACCTGAGCGGATATGAGTTTTACGCGCCGGATCATCCCGATGTCAGTGGGGTAAAAACATCAAACCTTGCTGCGTTTGGCCGGGACTACAACGAAGACCAGTTAGCCGAAATCATGGGCGACTCAACGCTGGTAGGAAACATCGTGAAAAACTGGCTTGAGCACGGAGAGGACAGGCCGACAGTCTGTTTTTGTGTCAACGTCAAACACGCCAACTACGTCACGATGGAATTCGTTAAGGCCGGGGTTAACGCAGAAGTAATGACCGCAGATACACCCCACGACGAACGGCAGTACATCATCAACCGGTTCGAAACAGGCGCGACCAAAATTATCGTTAACGTTGGCGTACTGGTTGCGGGATTCGACAGTGACGTTCGCTGCATAATTTATGCCCGCCCCACTCAGTCAGAAATTCGATGGGTGCAGTGCCTTGGCCGGGGGCTGAGAACTGCGAAAGGGAAAGACAAATGCCTGATATTCGACCACAGCGGCAGCGTTCATCAGCTTGGATTTCCCGACGAAATTGAGTATGACGAACTACCTGACAGCAGCGACGGCATGAAGCAGCAGGGTAATAATTTCCAGCAGAAAAAACCCGAGAAGAAACCGAAAGAATGTACGTCCTGCCACTACATGAAGCCTGCGGGTGTTTACGTATGCCCCAAGTGCGGATTTAAACCGCTAATGGGTGAAAACGTTGATGTTGATGAAAGCCGCGAACTGGCGAAGATGAACGGGAAAGAGAAAATATATTCCCGTGAAGAAAAGCAGTCATGGTGGTCTCAGATTAAGTTTTATCAGCGTCAGCGGGAGGAAACAGGAAAGCCGATTTCAGACGGATGGTGCGCACACACCTTCAAGAAGAAATTTGGCGTATGGCCCCGAAACCTACACGATACCCCGGTAGAAATCACACCAGAAGTCAGTAACTACATCCGTTCAAAACAAATCGCCTGGGCAAAAACTCAGGAGAAACACCAGAAAAAATCCGAACCCGAGCCAGAACCAAGCCAGTTGTCTACAGCGCTGGGTATTGTCCGGGATATCAGAGAACAGTTAGCCAATCGGAGAAATGACAGCCATGAAAACGGTCGAAGCAGTCCGGGGTCGCTGGTCTGAAATCTTCCAGCATTACGATTTACCACCAGTGACAGGGAAGAATCATTTCAAGGGAGAGTGCCCTGTCTGCGGAAGGAAAGGGAAATTCAGGATAGATAACAAGGATGGCAGGGGGGAATGGATTTGCACCTGCGGCGCTGGCGACGGATGGAAACTACTGGAATTAACGCAGGAAAAGGACTTTAAAACGCTCGCCAGAGAAATCGATCAGTTAATCGGCAACACCTACCAGCCTCAAACACAGCAGACAAAGCCCGCGCCAGTACAGGATTATCGAAGCCGGGTCATCACAAAGTTTTCAACCCTTACCCCATTGCGAGAGACGGCGGCCCAGCAATATTTCGCCAGTCGCGGCATCCATGAACTACCGGCAACGCACATTCGTTTCAACTGTGAAGAAAAAACCAGCGATGGTGTTTTCCAGTCAGTGTGGGCGGTGGCTACGGATGATAAGGGCGCGGGCTGCTATCTTCACCGCACCTTCCTGGCTGACGGCAAGAAAGCAGCAATCCAAGCCAGCAAGAAAATGACCAAACTACAGGATGACGGTTATCTGAACTTTACCGGCTCGGTAGCTATCAGGATGTTCCCGGTTTCAACAACGCTGGGTGTTGCTGAAGGTATCGAAACAGCATTGTCCTGCAAGCAGATTTACGGATGCAACACCTGGTCAACCCTGAACAGCGGATTTCTTCGCAAGTTCCGGGCACCGAAAGGCGTAAAGCACCTGATCATCTTTGCTGACAGCGACGCCAACGGCGCGGGGCTGGCAGCGGCGTTTGAGTGCGGGCACCGTAATATCCTCAGCAACAACGATGTTGAAATGGTAAGTGTTCGCTGGCCGGAGAAGGGAGATTTCAACGATATGCTTCAGAACGGAGCGAAAGTATTTCAGCAGCAACTTTATCGAAAAGACGCTGCGTGACAGGGCCACTTACACAGTGGCCTTTTTATTTGAGGATATAGATATGAATATCGAAAAACTGAAAGAGCTAAAAAGCGCCGCCGCGATCTGGCAGGACGATTACGACCCTGATGACGATGCTGAGCAATACGTATTTTTCGGCGACCTTGTTCAGGCTGTGGATGAGTTGATTGGTTTAAAAAGCCAGTCCGGAGGGAATAAATCGTGAAAGTAAAAACATCAGAGCTTAGCGGCAAGGCGCTGGATTGGGCCGTGGCTGAAACTCAGGGAATAAAGCGCATCACCACCACCCGTAAAGAGTTTGGTTTGTATGTTGCGAAGAACATCGTCCCGCCTTACTCAACCGAATGGGCATGGTGCGGACCGCTAATTGAAAAATATCACATCAATTTTAACTCTATCTTTGATGGTTCCAACTCTAACCTTTTTGCAACCATTGGTTACCGGCTGACAATTTCAGGTAAAAACGCCACTGGAGCAGGCGGGAAGGAGTTTAACTATCAGTTAGCAACCTGCCGCGCTGTAGTAGCTGCAAAGCTTGGCGATGAGGTAGACATTCCCGATGAGCTGATGGAGGCAACGAGATGAAAATTCTAACGCTAACGCAGAAGTGCAGTGTTTGGTCTGCTGATAGTAGCGTTACTGGCGGACAAACAAGGTTTGTAAGCGAGCCTGTATACGTCAACGCGGAACAAATCGAATCCATGATTCATGCGGGCAACACCATTCTGAAAATGATTAGCGGCGAACGCATCGAAGTTACTGAAAGTCCGCAAGTTATCATTGATGCCATTTCCAAAACACCAACCGTGGTACTGCCTCCGCTTCCTGTTCTTGGTGCAAATACTGAGTGGTATCAAGGGTATGCATCAGGCGCTGACGACATGCGCAACAAATGCAACCTAGCAATCCGTGCCGCTGGTCTTACAGTAAAAGGGGACAGGTGATGACATTGCGATGCCTGATTTACGGGCACGATTTCAGTAAGTACCAAAACACCATCAACAATGGAACTCATTTTGTATGTAGCAAGTGTGGGAAGACTATCTATCACTCCACAGTAGCCTGGAGGACCGATGAAGCAAACATACCTGCTTCGAAGCGAAGCAATCAGAAATAACGCCATAGACACCATTCTCTCATTACCACTCGACGACAAGTCACCTCACGAAATCCACGTTAAAGAGCCCAAGCGCACCAAAGCGCAGAACGACCGTCTCTGGCCGATGCTTCAGGACGTCTCGCGTCAGGTTCTCTGGCATGGACAGCGATTAGCGCCTGAAGACTGGAAAGACATATTCACCGCGCTATGGCTGAAGACGAAGAAGCTTGAGCAACGAAGCGTCCCGGGCATTGACGGCGGCGTCGTGCTGCTCGGTGTTCGTACCAGCAAAATGCGCAAAGCCAGCATGACGGAGTTAATCGAAATCATGTTCTGGTTCGGCGCTGAGCGAAACGTCAGGTGGAGTGATGATTCTCGCCGGGAATACGAATGGGCCCAACGAACAGGAAAAGCAGCATGACCGACAAATCAAATACCCCGCCTGAGGATAAAGACCGCTGGCGCACCCCACCTGAAATATTTCACGCACTGAACGCTGAGTTCTGCTTTGTGCTGGATGCCGCTGCCAGCGCCGATAACAGTCTGTGCAACCACTTCATCACCGAATACCAGGACACGCTCAAAACGCCGTGGAATGAAGTGATGCCGGATATTCCCGGATATGCCTGGCTTAACCCGCCGTACAGTAAGCCGATGCCATTCGTGAAAAAGGCTGCTCAGGAAAACGCGGATCACTTCACCGGGTGTGTAATGCTACTCCCGGCAGATACGTCCGTTGCATGGTTCAGGGAAGCCATAAGCACAGCCCATGAAGTACGTTTTATCACTGGTGGTCGGCTGTCATTTCTTAACGCGACTACAGGCAAAGCGGTAAACGGAAATAACAAGGGCTCAATGCTGGTTATCTGGCACCCTTATCTCCGCTCCGGAGAATGCAGGCTCACAACAGTCGAAAAAGGAAAGTTGATGGAATTTGGCAGGCGGATCATCAACCGGATAACAAAGGCGGCGGCATGACACGACGACGAAGCGTTACCCAAATCGCGATAGACAATATGATTTTCCGCGTCACCACCCGCACTAAACGCAAGCCAGAAGTACCACCCTCACAAATACCAACTTATTCGTATACCGCTCATCTCACCTGGCGGATATCCGCTGGCTGCGCGAGCGTGCACGGAGGAAACATGATTGATTATTCGAAGCTGAGCGACGGAGAGATAAGCGTTCGATTGGCTTATTTTCTGAAGCCTAAGTACAGCGCCACCATTCACCCGTATGACCAGACCGCCGCTCAGTTGTCATGGAACTGGTTAAACACAGTGCAGAACACTGGTTATTTTCCGCTGCGTCGGGCTGAAGAACTCTTTCCGGTAATGAAGAAACATCGGATTGGCCTCGCTCCATCAGGCAAGACCGTATGGCAGGCATCGCATGAATCGGGCATCAGCGCCACGCATCGCAACCCGCTTCGTGCTGTAGCAATCGTCTACCTCATGATGCAGGACACTAACCATGCTAACTCCTGAATCCTCCCACCAGTACGAACAGTAATCCATTACCCGCGCTGGTTACTGCTGTAGCTGCACTAACCCATTAGCCGAAGACGAAACCTACTGTTGCGAATCCTGTGCTCTGGAGAGCGTTGTATATCGCGACCCAAACGGATATTTGGCAGGAGATGAAGATGAGTGACCTGAAAAAAGCGGCGCGAGGCCGGGAATGCCAGGTACGAATTCCTGGTATCTGCAATCACAACGCTGAAACCTCTGTGCTGGCACACATCAGGCTTGCAGGCATATGTGGTGTGGGCATTAAGCCGCCAGACCTGATAGCAACCATTGCATGTTCGGCGTGTCATGACGAAATAGACCGCAGAACACGCGTAGTTGATGCTGAGTACGCCAAAGAGTGCGCCCTTGAGGGGATGGCAAGGACTCAGGTTATCTGGCTCAAGGAGGGGCTTATACGCACATGAACGAATACCGGATAAAGTTGCCATGGCCGCCAAGCGTAAACAGCTACTGGCGAAGGCGAGGAAGCCAGTATTACATCAGCAAGAAAGGTCAGCAGTACCGCAAAGAAGTTATCCAGATTATCCAAAGCAGCAACCTCGATATTCAGACCGCATCCCGCTTACGCATCAAAGTCATCGCCGCAGTTCCTGACTCCCGGCGCAGAGACCTCGACAACATCCTGAAGTCACTACTCGATTCTCTCATCCATGCAGGATTTGCGATGGACGACGAGCAATTTGATGACATTCGCGTAATCCGTGGACAGAAGGTTAGGGGCGGAAGCCTGGATATCAAAATCACTGAACTGGAGGCCGCGTGAGCGTAACAGACATCAACTCAGCACAGCAGCGCCACAAAGACCGGGAGATGCTGGAAAGCATCCGACACCAGAAGGAGAACCTCCGAAAGGTAATGGAAGGGCTGGAGCGACTTGAAAGGGATTTGCAGAAGAACCTTGGCATTAATCCGGATGGAGGCGACGCAGCATGATCACAACGAAAGAGTTTGATATTGATACGGAAGAGAAACTCGAACTGGCAAAGTTGTATGAGGCGCTTTATTACAACCCGGACACAGGTAACTTCTCTTCTAAACTTCATGCTGGCGTCCGGATGAGGTGCATCATTGCCAACAATGGATATATCTACGTTTGCTACGGCGGAAAAAAATACGCCGCTCATCGACTGGCCTGGTTCTATTATCACGGGCGATGGCCGAAAGAAGAAGTAGATCATGTCAATGGCAACCCATCTGACAATCGCATCAAAAACCTGAGAGAAGCAACTCGCGAGCAAAATACTCATAACCAGCGATTACGGAAAAACAACACTTCCGGAATCCGGTGCGTCAGCAAGAATCGCGCAAATGGGAAATGGAAAGTTCAGATTTGGCGGTTCGGTCAGCGATTTCAACTCGGCGAATATGCCGACAAATCAGAGGCTGCAAGAGTTGCGAATGAATTCCTGCGGAAAACAGACGAGGAATTTTTCTGCGACGTTCGGGCAAAGCATGAATTACCTGATGACCAAATAGCATTGCTGGCGGCAATCAAAAGGTCAAAAGACCTTGGCTTTAAACCAAGGCTTTTGCCAGAAAACAGAGTATGGGTTTCCCACATGTTAAATGCCTGGGGTCGGTGGGCATATAGTGGGATGAGCGAGAAATCTCAGGTTAGCCCAATTGCCAGATTCATGGAGTCAGTGTCGGGTCGGGGGGCCATTACATCTGACGGAATCGTGGCAATCATGGAAAGCCTTCACAACAGAGGTTACCACGGAGAAGATCTTATCAAGAAGATGGCGCAAATCATCGCAAATCTTAAACACTCAAGCGCACCGGCTTGCACCGATGAGGAAGGGATGTTTATGGATCGCATAATTCTGGAGTGTTTAGGCAATAAAACCGTACTCACCAGAGTAGCCATCAATTATTACGTTTACGGGCATGCTACTGAAACTATCGCGCAGTATATCCAGAGGATAACCAGAGGCTCCTTAACCATGCCTCAGGCTCGCGACAGAGTGAGGTGGTGCATTAGTTTAATTGAGGCAAGAGTTTATCACGCTGCAATGAAGGAGATTGATGAAGCTGAATTCACTAAATTTGCAGCATAAGTAATATTTATCCGAAAGTGCTTGCAAAAAAATTATTACCTGGTAAATTTGAGATATGCTCGGGAGCGTAAAGCGAAGAGCGGGGTGGTGAGATAACAGAGGCGGCTCTCACCACCGATTCCGCCTAGTTGGTCACTTCGACGCATCGTCTGGTACTCCAACCGTAGAGAGCTGAGAGGTTCTCCAAGACCTGAGCAATCAGGCCGCCATCTGGATGATGGCGCTGTCATTCGAAGCCCTGAGTTAATAGCTCGGGGCTTTTTTGTTTCCGGGTCAGAAGCACAGCGGTTGTGCGTTCGGCTGTTAACCGAATGGTCGAAGGTTCGAATCCTTCCTGTCCCGCCAATTTTGCTGGTTTAGCTCCAATGGTAGAGCGGTCGCCTTGTAAGCGAATGGGTAGCGGTTCAAGTCCGTTAACCAGCACCATATTGAGCCATAGCCTCTGTTCATCCTGCTTTCACCAGTGATGTTCACGCTATGGCCTTCTGCAATGTTCTCATCAAAAATGAGCCGAATAACTCCCAAATTCGGCTCATCACGACATTTTCTGTTAGCGCTTATCTAAACTCCGGTCGTCAACTCAATACCCTCATCGAACCTCTGCGGTTACTGGATAAGCGCTAAGCACAAAAAAGAAAACCCAGCACTATGGCTGGGCTTCGTGAATGAGCGGCATGAATTGTTAGCGCAATCCACGCCTGAAATGCTCGTAAATCCCGGTCACGAACAAATCAATGAATTACGCATTCAACGTATATCGGATTTGTTCACAAGACCATTTCCTAGATTCCTAATCTGAACAAGTCCTCCAGTTAATCAATGGAGGTTGGATATGAAACCCATGGCAGACAAAGTCACTACTGCCGCAGCTTACACCACGTCTGGAGCGACCTTTCTTGCCGGGAGCATGTCATTGAACGAATGGCTGGCCTTAGGCGGTTTTGTGCTGGCGGTAGTCACATTTGCCATAAACCTTCATTACCAGCGCAAACGTGATCGTCGGGAAGAGACAGCCTGGAAGTTGCAGTACGGAGAACGGCGAAATGAGTCAAATAATCCCCCTGCTTAACTTTGAAGAAGGTTACAGAGAGAAGCCCTACATCGATACCGAGGGGTATCCGACGGTCGCCTGCGGTATAAAGATTGGCCCAAAGGGAGCTGCGCTGAGTAACTACACCTTCACGGTGCCTCGTAATGTAGGCGACGTCTGGTTGGAAAGTTTTGTTAACACCACCATTGTGAAGATGAATACTAACCCGGCGATTGTTTCTGCATTAAAAGCATCTAACGGCCCGCGCCGCGACATCCTTATCAGCATGGCGTATCAGATGGGCGTAAACGGCCTGGCTGGATTTAAGAACACGCTGGCGATGATTGCTGATGGCAATTTTTCCGGCGCGGCCAACGGCATGCTCTCCAGTTTATGGGCGAAACAAACTCCCAACCGCGCAAAGCGTCACGCTGAAGTAATGCGTACCGGTGACATGAAAGCCTACGAAGGATTGCTCAAATGAAAATCCGACTCGTAGACGACTGGCGTCACTGGTGGCGATGGAACTCCACGAAGGTCATTGTCGCTTTAGGTGCTCTGCCTACTATCTGGTTTGAGCTTCCTCCCGAATGGAAGTCGGAAATCCCATCAAGCTGGATGCGTGTCGGCGCGATTGTCCTGATGGTCATCGGCGTTCTGTCACGCATGACACTGCAAAAGCCACCGGAGAAAAAAGATGGGAACGACTGAGTTAATCCTCTCTGGCCTGCTGGCGTTCGTCCTTGCTGTGCTTGGTGCTTTCGGTATCGGTCGCAGTGGAGGCAAAAGGGACGCAGAGCAGAAAGCTGAAGCTAAGCGAATCGACGAATACATTCAGGCAACCAACGCAGTCACTGAAAAGCGCATTGAAGCATCGAAAGGAGCCGCAGATGTTCAGCAGAGTGTTAACCATATGCCTGATGACGATGTTGATCGCGAGTTGCGCCGAAACTTTACCCGCAAAACCTGAAGTCATCGATACCGCCTGTAGTTGGGTGCGGATCATCTACCTGACAGACCATGATATTGACGTACTGGACAGGCAGACGAAGAAAGACATTCTGGCGCACAACAAGGCATGGGTTAAAAATTGCCGACCTCAGCTATGAAAAAAAGAGAGCGCCAGATAACCGCACTTTATGGATTATCACTAATCCGCGACGACATCCTGAAGAAAGGCTATCCCCAAAAGCTCACTGTGGCGCAATCAGTCATAGCATTCTTGCATTGCACGCTTGACCTTATCGCCGCGTTCATCCTTGTATGCTCCGCAGTAGGGCTATTTATCTGGTTGTCTCAATATCTATAACCAAAGGGAAACCACCATGCCAGAAATCACTGAATTAACAGAATCACAGTTGATGAATTTAGATATTCTCCGGATGGTTATGTTTGACACGGCCGCAGCACAGAAGGCAATTGAGTTTATTCAGGGAAGCAAGCTTAATTTCGAGTTATTTAAAGACCATTACGCGATGGCTATAGTCGAGCCCACGCCGGTAGCGCGTACGGAAAAAGCAATCCGTGAAGCCAAAGAAGCCCTCGACCTGTTTTCTACTGGAGCGTGATATGGCAAAGACGAAGTGGCCTAAGCTTCCTCGGTTCTTTGTGCCATTGTTCCATTGCGCCAACGTGTATCTATGCAGGTCAAAGGAAGAGTGGGAGCAGGCCTGCACCCATCTTGGTGTTGATAGCGGTGGAAATGAAATGCTCGCAGGTGCAACTCAGTCATATTGCAATACCGAAACGGGCGAGAATCTTTACCTGATGGGGGTATTCAATGGCGATATTGCCACGCTGGTACATGAATGCGCTCACGTCTCATTCTATGTCTGTCGTGATGTGGGCGTAACAACCTACTCGGGCGACGCAAACGAAACCTACTGCTACATGCTTGATCGCATGTTCAGCCACTTCCTGCCATTCATTCAGGAGAAACAAGATGTATCACTGGAATAATCAATCCCCTTATTGCCAATGCCAACGCTGCCCATGCTGCGGGAAGATTATTAGCCAATTTACTGGCAACAATTTTTTCAAGACTGGTTATGGATATGGTGTGGCGGGTGGCGTTAATTGCTCTGGGGCCTCTGCCGGAACGACATCCAACACAGACAAGCAGGAAGGGGCTAAGTGATGAGCGTCAAAAATTGTTCTGGCTCTCAGGGCTTCGACAACCCATCCAAATTCCGCGATGAGTGGGATAAGCAAACAGAAGGCGGTAAGTAATGGCAATCACTGCAATCCAGACAGCAACAGCAGGATCCGTTGCTGAGCTCGTTACTGTGGTAAAGGCGCACATAGCTGCATCTCGCTTCCCAAATGGTGGCCTCGTCGGTGTGCATGCTACACCAACCAAAACCGAATACTTCCAGGTGGTGGCGACCGGCGGAACAGCAGCGACCGATTACGACATCGTTGTCAGCTCTGATCGCGCTGACTTCACCGTCAAATGCAATGCGAAGATCACCGCTGGCTTCCTGCCATTGGGGGATATGAGCGTTATCCAGTTAACCCCTGGCCGTATGGTTGAGTACGCGCAGGCATTCACTAAGGCGTAATGAATTATGGCTCGCCCAACAAAGTATCAAGAGGCGTATGCCGAGCAGGCTCGCAAACTGTGCTTGCTGGGCTATACCGACGCCGAACTCGCTGACTTCTTCGAGGTAAGCGAGGCAACGATCAACAACTGGAAGCTCGAACATCCGCAGTTTTTAGAGTCCATAAAAAAGGGGAAGGCTATTGCTGATGGAGACGTCACTGATCGGCTTTACCAAAGGGCTATGGGGTTTGTCGCTCCTGATGTTGATATCCGTGTAATCGACAACAAAATCGTCGAGACGCCACTCGATAAGTACTACCCGCCTGATACTGCCGCTGCCATCTTCTGGCTTAAGAACCGGCAGAAGGATAAGTGGCGCGATAAGCACGACCATGAGGTCACCGGAAAAGACGGCGGCGCCATCCAGATTGAAACCTCACCAATGAGTACGTTATTCGGCAAATGACAACGATTAACCCTATCTTTCAACCGTTCATAGAGGCGCATCGCTACAAAGTCGCCAAGGGCGGTCGAGGTAGCGGTAAGTCGTGGGCCATTGCCCGGCTTCTCGTTGAAGCGGCAAGGCGTCAGGCAGTGCGTATCCTGTGCGCTCGTGAGCTGCAGAACAGCATCAGTGACTCGGTGATCCGCTTGCTTGAGGACACCATCGAGCGCGAAGGATATGCGGCGGAGTTCGAAATCCAGCGCTCAATGGTCAGGCATCTGGGAACCGGTGCCGAGTTCATGTTCTACGGCATCAAAAACAACCCGACGAAGATTAAATCCCTCGAAGGGATAGACATCTGCTGGGTTGAAGAGGCTGAGGCGGTAACGAAAGAGTCGTGGGATATCCTGATCCCAACCATACGAAAGCCTAACTCTGAAATCTGGGTAAGCTTTAACCCGAAGAACATCCTGGACGACACCTATCAGCGTTTCGTTGTCGACCACCCAGATGACATCTGCCTGCTGACGGTGAACTACACCGACAATCCGCACTTCCCTGAGGTTCTCCGTCTGGAGATGGAGGAGTGCAAGCGGCGTAACCCTACTCTGTATCGTCACATCTGGCTCGGTGAGCCGGTAAGCGCAAGCGATATGGCAATCATCAAGCGTGAATGGCTGGAAGCGGCCACAGACGCGCACAAGAAACTTGGGTGGAAAGCGAGAGGGGCTATCGTTGCTTCTCACGACCCGTCAGACACTGGCCCGGATGCCAAAGGTTATGCCATGCGACATGGCTCGGTGGTCAAACGTATTTCTGAGCCTCCTGAACAGGTCGACGTTAACGATGGCGCTGACTGGGCTACCGGTTTAGCAATCAACGACGGTGCAGATCACTTCCTCTGGGATGGTGACGGCCTGGGCGCTGGTCTGCGTCGGCAGATTACCGACTCATTCACCGGGAAGAAAATCACCGCGACCATGTTCAAGGGTAGCGAATCCCCGTTCGATGAGGATGCGCCTTACCAGTCTGGGGCGTGGGCTGATGAAGTGGTGCAGGGCGATAACATCCGCACCATTGGCGACGTGTTCCGTAATAAGCGCGCGCAATTCTATTACACCCTGGCTGACAGGCTTTATCTGACGTACCGCGCTGTCGTGCATGGTGAGTACGCAGATCCTGACGGCATGCTGAGCTTCGACAAGGAAGCTATTGGCGAGAAGATGCTGGAGAAGGCATTCGCTGAACTCACGCAGATCCAGCGCAAATTTAACGGTAACGGCAAGCTTGAGCTCATGACCAAGGTCGAAATGAAGCAGAAGCTCGGTATCCCGTCACCTAACCTGGCCGACTCCCTGATGATGTGCATGCATTGTCCGGCAATGGCGCCAGAAGAAACGGAAATCTACGTTCCCTCATCCTCCGGTTGGTAAACATGGCAGAGACATTAGAGAAAAAACATGAGCGCGTCATGCTCAGGTTCGACCGCGCCTATTCGCCACAGCAGGACGTGCGCGAGAAGTGTGTCGAAGCCACTCGCTTTGCCCGCGTTCCCGGTGGGCAGTGGGAAGGTGCGACGGCAGCGGGGACCAAACTTGATGACCAGTTCGAGAAGTACCCGAAGTTTGAGATTAACAAGGTTGCCACTGAGCTTAACCGCATTATCTCTGAGTACCGGAATAACCGTATCACCGTCAAGTTCCGACCGGGAGACAGAGAGGCCAGCGAAGAGTTGGCGAATAAGCTGAATGGCCTTTTCCGCGCTGACTACGAAGAAACGGACGGCGGCGAGGCTTGCGATAACGCCTTCGACGATGCAGCGACAGGCGGCTTTGGTTGCTTCCGCTTAACCTCGATGCTGGTCAACGAATACGACCCAATGGATGAGCGGCAGCGCATCGCTATCGAGCCTGTTTACGATCCGTCACGCTCAGTATGGTTCGACCCTGACGCGAAGAAGTACGACAAGTCAGACGCTCTCTGGGCGTTCTGCATGTACTCTCTTTCGCCTGAGAAATACGAGGCAGAGTACGGAAAGACCCCGCCGTCATCGCTCGATACCACCACTATTACCAGTTGGGAGTATGACTGGTTCGCGCCTGAAGTGGTCTACATCGCTAAATACTACGAAGTCCGCAAGGAGTCCGTAGACGTAATCAGCTATCAGCAGCCGATTACCGGTGAGATAGCCACATACGACAGCGACCAGATCGAAGATATCGAGGATGAACTGGCTGATGCTGGGTTCGTTGAAGTAGCTCGTCGCTCGGTTAAGCGTCGTCGCGTCTATGTCTCCGTGGTTGATGGTGAGAACTTCCTTGAGAAGCCACGCCGCATTCCTGGCGAGCATATCCCGCTGATCCCGGTTTATGGCAAGCGCTGGTTCATCGACGATATTGAGCGCGTCGAAGGCCACATTGCCAAGGCTATGGACCCACAGCGGCTGTACAACCTGCAGGTGTCGATGCTGGCTGACACCGCCTCGCAAGACCCTGGTCAGATCCCCATTGTTGGGATGGAACAGATCCGCGGCCTTGAGAAGCACTGGGAGGCTCGCAACAAAAAGCGCCCTGCATTCCTGCCATTGCGTGAGGTGAAGGACAAGGCTGGCAACATCATTTCCGGCGCTACCCCAGCAGGGTACACACAGCCAGCGGTGATGAATCAGGCGCTTGCCGCGTTACTGCAGCAAACCAGCGCTGATATTCAGGAGGTAACCGGCGGCAGCCAGGCGATGCAGCAGATGCCGAGCAATATCTCTCAGGAGACAGTCAGCAACCTGATGAACCGCTCCGATATGGCGTCATTCATCTATCTGGACAACATGGCGAAGAGCCTCAAGCGTGCAGGTGAAGTGTGGTTGTCGATGGCTCGTGAGGTTTACGGCTCTGATCGCGAGGTCAGGGTGGTTAACGATGATGGCACTGACGACATCGCGCTGATGAATGCGCAGGTAGTTGACCGGCAGACGGGCAATGTCGTTGCTCTGAATGACCTCTCTACTGGCCGTTACGATGTCACCGTTGACGTAGGGCCAAGCTATACCGCCCGGCGTGATGCCACAGTGTCCGCGCTGACACAGGTGCTACAAAGCATGCTTCCGCAAGACCCGATGCGTCCGGTTATTCAGGGGATCATTCTGGATAACCTGGACGGTGAAGGGATGGACGACTTCAAAGAGTTCAACCGCAAGCAGTTGCTTACGACCGGCGCTGTTAAGCCGCGCAATCAGAAAGAGCAGCAGATTGTTCAGCAGGCTCAGATGGCTGCGCAGAACCAGCCAGATCCGAACATGGTTCTTGCTCAGGCTCAGATGGTTGCAGCGCAGGCCGAAGCACAGAAAGCTCAGAACGAAACCGCACAGGTTCAGATCAAGGCATTCTCCGCTCAGCAAGACGCTCAACTCAGTCAGGCGCAGGTTGTTAAGACGCTTGTTGATGCTAAAGCCACTGACGCCAAGTCAGTTCAGGATGCTCTTAAGGTACTTAATGACTGGTACCAGCAGCAGCAACAAAACTCCCGCGATAATGCAGATCTGATTCTGCGCCACACCCAAACAGCATCACAGTCACCGGCAGACTCACTGCCGAGTTAATCAGGAGTAACCAATGGAAAGCGAACTGATCATCGACGGTCAGGTTATTGACCTGTCTGAAAAACAGGAATCAACCGAAGAGGTAACCACTGAACAGCAGCAGCAGCCTGAGGAGAAAGGTCAGGCATCTGCAGAAGAAGTGGAAACCGATGGTGAGCAGACCGAAGAGCAGACGGATGAATACTCCCTGCATGTCGGTGATGAAGAAATCTCTCTGACGGAAGAGGATGACGAACATGTTGATGGTCAGCCCGCTCCGCAGTGGGTGAAAGACCTTCGCAAGAACAACCGCGAAAAAGATAAAGAGTTACGGGAACTGCGCCGCGAGCTTGAGCAAGTTAAATCCAGGCCAGCAGAGCAGCAACCGCAGCAGCAAGCAGACGTTATTCCTCCAAAGCCGACCCTAGAGTCGTGTGATTACGACGAAGCTGCGTTTGAGCAGGCAATGACTGATTGGCATGAGAATAAGAGCCGTGTCGAGCAGGATAAACAACAGAAGCAACGCCAGCAGCAAGAATTGCAGGAGCGCTATAACCAGCGGATAGCAAAGCATCATGAGCGAGCAGCCAAACTCCCTGTGAAAGATTACGCAGAGACAGAGGAAATCGTTCGGAATGAGTTGCCATCCGTGCATCAAAGCATCCTGATTCATGCAGCAGACGAGGGTTCAGAGTTGATCGCTTATGCGTTAGGCAAGAACCCACAACTACGCCAGCGTGTAGCCGCTGAGACAGACCCAATTCGCGCAGCATTCCTCTTAGGCCAGATTAGCAAGCAAGTAAGTCTTGCACCGAAGCCAAAGAAAGCCATCAAACCAGAGCCGGAAGTTCGCGGTGGCGGAGCTGATGCGAAACAAGACGACTTCAATAAACTCTGCCCCGGCGCAACAATCGAATAGGAAAAGCTAAATGGCTACCACTAACAAGCTCGACAGCAACGTCAGTCAAATCGTCCTCAAGAAATTCCTGCCGGGCTTCATGTCCGACCTGGTGCTGGCAAAAACCGTAGACCGCCAGTTGCTGGCAGGTGAAATCAACTCAAGCACCGGCGACAGCGTAAGCTTCAAGCGTCCGCATCAGTTCTCATCTCTTCGAACCCCAACTGGAGACATCTCCGGGCAGACGAAGAACAACATCGTCTCCGGTAAGGCTACCGGGCGTGTCGGTAACTACATCACCGTGGCCGTGGAGTGCACCCAACTGGAAGAAGCTATCAAGCTGAACCAGTTGGATGAAATCCTGGCACCGGTTCGTCAGCGTATCGTCACCGATCTGGAGACCGAGCTGGCGCAGTTCATGATGCGTAACGGCGCACTGTCTCTCGGCAGCCCTAACACCCCGATCAACAAATGGTCTGACGTGGCGCAAACCGCTTCATTCCTTAAAGACCTGGGCGTTAAAGAGGGTGAGAACTACGCGGTAATGGACCCATGGTCGGCTCAGCGCCTGGCAGATGCACAGTCCGGCCTGCATGCTTCTGACCAGCTGGTTCGCACTGCATGGGAGCAGGCGCAGATCGCCTCTAACTTCGGCGGCATCCGCGCGCTGATGTCCAATGGTCTGGCGTCCCGCACTCAGGGCGCATTCGGCGGTACGCTGACTGTATCCACCACGCCAACCGTTACCTATGACTCGGTGAAGGACACTTACCAGTTCAGCTTGACCCTGGCGGGAGCGACAGCATCTGTCACCGGCTTCCTGAAAGCAGGCGATCAGATTAAGTTCACAAGCACCTACTGGCTGCAGCAGCAGTCCAAGCAGGTTCTGTATAACGGTTCTGCGCCGATCAGCTTCACCGCTACCGTTCTGTCCGATGCCAACTCCACTGCAGGCGGTGCTGTGACCGTAACGCTGTCCGGCGTTCCGATTTACGACGCAGCGCCTCAGCAGCAGTACAACGCAGTGAGCCGCGCTGTTACCTCCGGTGACGCGGTAACCGTAGTCGGCACCGCAGGCCAGACCATGAAGCCGAACCTGTTCTACAACAAATTTTTCTGCGGCCTGGGCACCATACCGCTGCCGAAGCTGAACAGCATCGACTCCGCTGTCGCAACTTATGAAGGCTTCTCTATCCGCGTACACAAGTACGCTGACGGCGACGCCAACGTGCAGAAAATGCGTTTCGACCTGCTGCCGGCTTACGTCTGCTATAACCCACACATGGGTGGCCAGTTCTTCGGTAATCCGTAATCACAAGGGGCTTCGGCCCCTTTCTTTTTGAGGTGACGAAATGGATCGCATGAGCGTATTCCTTCCAGCTGATAACGAAGCCGGACATGTTCAGGCAGTTATCGCAGAAAAAGACTTCCCGATTTACGAAAAGCTCGGCTTTGTCGCATCTGTTGATGATCTGAAGCCAGCCACCAAGCGCGGACGTAAGGCGGCAGAAAATGGCGATGATTCTGACAAAGGGTGAGATTGTATTGTTCGCCCTGCGTAAATTCGCAGTAGCATCCAATGCAACACTGACCGATGTTGAACCGCCATCAATGGAAGATGGCGTTAACGACCTTGAGGATATGGCCGAAGAGTGGCTAATTAACCCGGGCGACATTGGTTACCAGTTCTCGGCTGAAGACGAAGCGCCGCTGCCTGATGATGACGCTGGAATCCCACGCAAATACAAGCATGCGGTCGGCTACCAACTTTTGCTGCGCATGATGTCCGACTACAGCCTTGAGCCATCCAGCCAAATCCTCAGCAACGCACAACGGTCATACGACACACTACTGACTGACACTCTCGTCGTGCCTTCAACGAGCCGCCGCGGTGACATGCCGGTCGGGCAGGGGAATAAGTATGACGAGTTTACTGCTGATCGTTATTACCGTGGCGACTTGCCACCCATTGATGGCGATGCGCCAAACCCATAGGTGAGCAAATGCCGATACAGCAACTACCCCTGATGAAGGGTAACGGCAAAAATTACCGTAACGCCGACTATATCGACTACCTGCCGGTTAACCTGCTGGCGACACCCAAAGAGATCCTCGGCGCATCTGGTTATCTGCGTTCATTTCCTGGCATAGCGAAACGCGCTGACGTAGCAGGGGTGTCGCGCGGTGCCCAGTACAACACCGCACTGAACACTGCTTTCCGCGTAATGGGCGATCGCCTGTACCAGGATTTTGCAGTCGTAGGGACGGTTTCAGGCACTGGCCGGGTGCCGATGGCACACAGTCGCGTATCTCAGGCAGTAATCGAAAGCGGCCTGGTAGTTCAGCACCGGTACGACGGAAGTGTTAAAACGGTAGCGAACTGGCCGGAGCGGGAGGTAATCCAGCCTGCGGAAAACAGACTTCTCAGGTCGTGGGTGTCGGGTAGCGGGACGCAGGGCAACACGTTCACGCTGCCCTCCGATGCTGACAAAGGGAGTGTGGTGATTACGGTTATCCCCAAAACCACAACTGCCGTTACTGGCGACACTATGACGGTGGCGCAGACGGGATGGGGTATCTCGCGTTCGCAGGTGGCCTCGACAACGAAGCCATATATCACAAGCCTCATCGTAAACGGCAACCCTGCACCCAATTCTAACGTCACTATCGACTATACGCTCAACATCCCCACCGGCGTGACAGGAACAAATGCGACTGAATTTGAAGCGCGATTCATTGTTCCTGAGATCATCAATGAATACACGCAATACGAACTGGGCCGTGCAAGAGACATCGTGCGCGCCAGAGGGCGTTACATCTGGTCAAAAGACGGGACGGATTCATTTTTCATTTCTGACCTGAAGGACGAGTCGCACCCGGATCGCCACAGCGGAGAATACCGTGCCGAATCGCAGCCGGATGGAATTATTGGGATGGGAGTGTGGCATGACCTGGTTGTCTGTTTCGGCACGTCCACTATCGAATATTTCTCGCTAACCGGCAGTTCGAGCCCGGGCGCAGCGCTTTATATAGCCAACCCAGCTTATATGGTGATGAAGGGTATCGCCGGAACGCACTGCAAATGCGCCTTCCTCGATGGATTTGCGATCATCAGCAATCCCGCCACCGGCGCGCCTGGCGTGTACTTTGTTGAATCGGGGCAGGCCAAACCACTGGCGACGGCGTCTATTGAGAAGATTTTACGGGGCTATACCGCTGACGAACTGGCAACCGGTGTGATGGAGTCCGTGCGGTTTGATGCGCATGAATTGCTGCTCGTTCATCTGCCCCGGCATGTCCTTGTTTATGATGCATCTGCGAGCCAGAACGGGCCGCAATGGTGCGTTCTGAAAACTGGCCTGGTGGACGACGTTTATCGCGCGATCGACTTTGTCTACGAAGGCAATCAGATTACCTGCGGCGATAAAGTTGCTGGCGTTAAAGGCCAGCTCCAGTTTGATATCTCCAGTCAGTACGGCGAGCGGCAGGAGCACCTGCTATTCACTCCCATGTTTAAAGCCGATAACGCGCGCGTCTTTGATTTTGAACTGGAGGCGTCAACGGGCGTTGCCCAGATAGCTGAGAATCTCTTCCTGTCTGCCACGACTGACGGTATTAACTACGGGCGCGAGCAGCTCATTCCGTGGAATGCTCCATTTGTTTATGACCGGCGCGTCATCTGGCCGCAGGTCGGGCGAGTTCGTAAAAATATCGGATTTAAAGTGCGCATCATAACTAAAGCGCCAGTTACGCTGTCTGGTTGTCAGGTGAGGATTGAATAATGGCGACAACTTCTCTTAAAGACCCGATCGAGGTGCAGGTTGTAGAGCTGAGCGCCTCATCACTGCCTGCGGGGTTCAATCCGGTATACCAGCGCTATGTCCTCACTCAGCAGCAGGACCTCTCACGCATTGCAGGAAAAGCAAACGCGGCGGGCAGTGGTGCCTATGACGCTCAGATGAAAAATGAGGAGCAGGATTCGATTCTGGAGGACCACTCAGCACGACTCGGCATCGTTGAAAGCACCCTTGCTGATCACGACCAGCGGCTTAATACCGCTGAATCTGAGATAGCAGACCATGAGACGAGAATCAGCCAGAACACCGGCGACATTTCCACTATTCAGGGAGAAGTGTCGTCACTGAACACGCGCGTTTCAATCGTAGAGAGTGGCGTTTCATCACTGCAATCCACGGTTTCTGGCATCCAGACAAATTATGTCTCAAAGGGAGCGACGTCTAACCAGATGGTTCAGGGCGGTGGCGGTTCCTTGCTCGTGGGGAACGTCACGAGTCCCACTACTGACAAGCTTCAGGTGCTGGGATCGTCAAATGTGTCGATTGGATATAAAGTCAACGGGCTACAGGTTGTTGGCCCGCGCCAGACCGGATGGACAGCATCCACCGGGTCGCCGTTACTGGGCGCATTCGATGCAAACCTACAGTTTCCTGTCAGTGCCACTTATTCCCAGGGAGAGGTGGCGTTAATGTCGCTGCACCTCACTGGCGCACGCCAGCGCATCAAAGCCCTGGAAGACGTCCTCCGGACTCATGGATTGATTGCCTGATGAAACTTGTTGATAGCGAAACCGGCTCGCAACTAATGCGCCGCTGGGGTGTGGATAACTGGGTCGATCCGGGTGCTGAATACGCAGTGTGGGACGAATGCTGTGTGTTTGCTCTGGTTCAGCAGGATGGATTCGTGGATATCCATATGGCAATGGATAAGAGCAGGCACAGAGAATGTCGCCGTGCTGGCGCTGAAATATTGAAGCTTGTAGGACATCATCGGCTACGCGCGATCATCCTTCCTGACCGGGTAAATGTCTGCAACTACGCTCGCCGAATGGGCTTTGGTGAACGAACAACACAAACACTACAAACCATAGACGGGCGTGAAAGCGCCTTTTTTATTATGTGGCGCGAGCCGGGAGAATATCATGGGCGGTGCAATTAGCGGCGTAGGCAACGCGGTATCTGGCGTCATCGGTGGGATCGGTGCCCATAAAGGGGCAAAAGAGCAGCAGAAATATCAAGACAAGGCGATGAACCAGTCACGCCAGGGATATCAAAACGCCGTTGACTGGGTGTCTCCTTATCAGGAAGCAGGGCAGTCTGCGTTAACAGGATTGCAGGGCATCGCCGGACAGCCTATCGATCGCAACCAGGCGCTGGCGCAATACTTTGCGTCTCCGGAATACAGCATGATGGCTAACCAGGCTCGCTACCAGAACCTGAACGCGGCAGAGGCGACCGGCGGACTCGGATCAACCGCAACCGGTAACTTGCTTTCTTCTATCGCTCCGACGCTGGGCCAGAACTACCTGGCTGACATGACTAATCAGCAGCAAAACATGTATTCACAGTTAATGGGATTGTCTGGACTTGGCGCTGAATCCGCTAATGCCCTTGGTAACTATGCGATTGGGCAGGGGAATACAATGTCAGGAATGTACCAGCAAAAAGGCCAGATCATGGCCGGGAAAGCGGCTTTGCCATGGCAGGTTGCAGCCAGTGCTAATAGCAGCATCAACAACGGCGCGGCGTCTGATGTTAACCAGTTTACTGGAATGTTTGGCGGAATGATGGGAGGGCTGTTCTGATGGCATTGCAGGGGCTTCAGGGGCTTGGTGGCCCCATCAATTATTACGACATGATCCCGGACTTTCGCCGTGAAGCGCTTTTCGAAACGCAAAACCGTGTCGGACAGCAGGCTGTAATTGAATCTCAGATGAAAAACGCCCAGACGCAAAAAGACAATCAGCGGCGTGATGCATTTTATGAAGCTATTCAAAATGCAACGCCTGAGCAGTTACCGGCGTTGCGTCGACAGTTCCCGGAGTTTGCTGAAAACATCCAGGCGGAGATAGGTGTCCAGGATGCTGAGCACGCGAAGTTCGTAAATAAATCGTTGAACAATATTGCCATTGCCCGCTCCAGCGGTAACCCGCAACTGATGCAAGATGCAATCATGAAAAGCGCCCCGGCATTGGCATCCATGAACATGAGCACAGACCAGGCGATGCAGTTGCTTCAGTCAGATCCACAGCGTTTTGATGGACTGCTAAAGGGCGCTCAATTAGCCACGTTACCCTACGAAAAACAGGTTGACGTCCAGCAAAACCAGCAGCGTATTGATGAGACTATCCGGAGTAATAAGGCTGGAGAAGTTCTCACCGCAAGGGGGCAGGATATTTCAGCCTCCACGGCAAGGAGAGGGCAGGACTTGTCTATGCAGCGCGCCGGGATTGTCGCAGGGCCCGGAGGGCGGACAGTTCAACTTGCAGACGGAAGGACGGTAACAATAGGCGGAAAACTTCATGGCGCAGGGGCCAATGCGTTCTATGAAGGCCGGGACAATGATGGAAATATGGTTCGCGTTCCGGCAAACGCAATTGCCGCTCCTTCCACCTCTGCATCCAGTGCTCAAAACTTTGCAATGGCTAAAGATCTCAGCGCCATAGAAAACGCAAGTGCCGACGACTTGAATTTCATGACCGGCGTAACAGGAGGCATTGGTTCTCCGGCGGTGGGTGCAGATGTGAGGAGTCGTATAAACGGCAAAGAGCAGCGCCAGTTGTATAGCGCAGCTCAGAGAATTCAGGGGAAAATGCAGAATCAGGGCATTGCGGCTGCTCGCGATATGGGCGCAAGTGGTATCAATACCGTGGCAGAAGCCAAAATGTATTTTCAGGGCATGCCGCAACTGGACTTCTCAAGCCCGGAAGCTACCCAGCAATCCGTCAGGGAAATCCGTCAGTACACTGACAATTACAACCAGCAGTACAACGTCAATATCGGCGGAAGCACTCAACCATCACAACAACCGCAGAAGCAAAGCTCCGGATTCTCTTCACTATGGGGTGATTAATGGCTAAGGCATGGAAAGATGTTATTGCCTCTCAGCAATACCAAGCTTTGTCTCCTGAGCAGAAAACTCAGGCGCAGGAGCAGTATTTTAATGAAGTGGTTGCTCCGCAGGCTGGTCAACAGGCAGAACAGGCACGACAGGCATTCTATGCCGCCTACCCTGTTAACAATGCGGCGGCAGAACCTAAACGACAGCCTGGCGGGATGATGTCAGATTTTGGCAATGCGGCAGCGGAAACCGGGCGAGGATTGCTTCAGGCTGGCGTGAATGTCGCAAACATTCCTGCATCAATCGCTGATGCGGTAACAAGCGCTGGGGCATGGGCAGGCAAGCAGTTAGGCATTGGAGACGGAACTTACAACCCTGCGCCACGTGTAACGACCGAGGGGCTTGAACGCGATTTTGGTATGCAGCCTGGTACTCTGACTCCGCAGACGACTGAGGCTAAAGTGCTGGCCGAGGCGTTGCCATATCTTACACCTGTAGGTGCTGAGCGTGCTGCCGTACAGGCTCCTTCTATTGCGGGTCGACTGGCTCAAGGTACGTCTCGTTTACTCGCTGAGAATGCTATTGGTTCAGCGGCAGCAAATAGCGAGCAGAACGACCCTCAGGCGTTAGCTACTGACCTTGGGGCTGGCGTTGTATTGGGAGGTGCTATCAACGCTGTAGGCCGTGGCATTGGCGCTGCTTATCGTGGGCTCAGGGGTGAGATATCACCTGAGGCTCGGCAGGCGATCCAGTTTGCTGACTCCAATGACGTTCCATTGCATACGACTGACTTGCTTCAACCCAATTCCCGCGTTGGTCGCATGGCTCAGACTACGGCAGAAAACATTCCGTTCGTGGGTACAAGTGGCATGCGTAGCGCACAACAGGAAGCCAGAAGCCAGCTGGTTGAAGAATACGCATCACGTTTTGGTGAGTACGATCCATCCATTGTGATCGGAAGCCTTAAAGCGAAAACTGAGGGCATCAAACGAGCTGCAGGAAATCGGCTTGAGCAAGTCCAGGCGTCTATGGCAGGAGTAAATATACAGCCATCTCGGGCCATTCAGCAGATTGATGATGAAATTGCCAGTCTGAAAAAACTTGGTCGAGTAGCTGACACAGACACCATTGGGAAATTGCAGGCTTATCGTGATGAATTGGCGAGTGGCAACGTGGATTTGCAACAACTAAGCAATTTGCGCAGCCAGTTTCGTCAGGATGTCAAAGGTGATCGTGTCGTTATGCCAAATCGTTCAGATGCTGCCATTCAGCGCGTCTATCGGGCTATGACAGGAGACATTGACAGCTCAATAGGCCAGAACCTTGGAGATGACACGTTACGGCGTTACAAACAGGCCAATGCAGTTTATGCCGACGAGGCTAGCAAGTTACAGAACACGCGCCTGAAGAATGTCCTGATGAAAGGTGAACTTACGCCGGAAGTTGTTAACAACATGCTTTTCAGTAAGAACAGATCTGAGGTGCAAAACTTATATAACTCAGTAGGCAGGGTTGGTCGCGCTCAGATGCGTAATGGCATTATCGGTAAAGCAATCGAAAAATCTGGAGGCTCGCCAGACCAGTTTCTGCGGCACGTTAATTTGATGTCTAACCATACCGGCATCACTTTCAAAGGCCACGATGCTGCATACCTGAAAGGATTGAAGAACTATCTTGAATCCACCAAGAGGGCGGGACAAGCAGGCGTCACCACCCCAACAGGACAGCAGGCGATACCGTTCATTCTTGGCATTGGAACGATTACAAACCCGGCAGTGGCAGCAGGCGGGGCAGGATATGGTGTTCTGGCTCGCCTGTATGAAAGCGAGGCTGGGAGGAACGCAATGCTTCGCCTGGCTAATACACCAAGAGGTTCGACTGCGTTCGAGAAGGCAATCACTAAGGCAGAAAGGGCTATTAACTCTGTTGCTCAGGGTGCTAAGTCTGAAGCATTAAGTGAATAGCGCAACAGCAACGCATAGGCCAAAAATAAAAAAGGCAAGATTAAGGAAATTTCTTTGCATTATATCTCCCCAGCCACGGATGGCTATTTGTTATGTACGTCTACCACAATCTTTCCCGCATTATCCAGACGTTTCTTTAAATAAGTACCAACGGGATCTTGCGAACTTTGAACCTGATTAACATATTCAGAGTTTAGTTGATTGTACTTCTCCTGAAGCGCCAGCGCAGCCTCATCGTCGTACATCTCACCTCGTCGAACTTTGGCTGAGAGATTAGTGGCTGTCGCCACATACGTCCTGGCTTGCGGGCTGCTGTAGATAAAATCATCAGCCTTAACCTTCTTCGTTACGCATGAAGCCATATCAGGGAACTTATCGAATAACTTTTCACACTCCCTTTGCATGTCTGCTATGGAAGCTGAAAAGGAAGCGAATGGTATCAAGATAAGGCCTAACCACAATTTTTTCATAATCCACTCCTATGTTGCGCCTGAAGTTACCATGAAGTAAGCGCAACCTGGAGCAAAAGATCACATCTTCGCCAATCGGCGGGATTTTTTTATGCACAATTACCGCAGCTCGTCTGTGGGGAACACTCGCGCCCGGAGCACAATAAATGTCAGATATCGCCGCGAATATCGTAATTGGGATGCCAGGCCAGTTATTTACTCTGGCTCGTTCTTTTAAAGCCGCCGCCAACGGAAATATTTATATTGGCTTAATTGACGAAGACCCAACAATAGCGTCAAACCAGATTCAGGTATATCTTGAAAATGAAGACGGCACCCACGTGCCTGTACCCCAGCCAATTAAAATTAATTCTGGTGGCTATCCTGTATATAACGGGCAGATTGCTAAATTCGTGACCGTAAAAGGTCACAGCATGAAAGTAACCGACGCATACGATGCTCAGCAATTCTATTTCCCGAACGTTTTGAAATATGACCCTGACCAGTTAAGAAGTTTGCTGGCGCAGGAAAACTCTGGCGCTGTCGTCGATGATTCCAATGTTGTGGTCAAACAGCCGTTCGCCGGTTCATATGCGACTAACGTTCACAACAAAATGACACAGATAGTGTCGCTAACTGATTTTTATCCAGATAAAAATGGCGGCGACGGCGTAACTGACCGACTGGCCCAGGTTAATGCCGCTATCGCATCTTTCGGTTATAGCGGCAACGGGGAAATTTACGTAGAAGATGGGCTACATGTTGTAAGCGCGATGCCAACGAACCCGTATGGCGTGGAATTCACCGGGCCGGGGATGATTGGCATCCCTGATGACTTTGGTGGACACCACCGCATCAATTCTTACGCCGATAAAAATAAAATCTGCATTGGCAAAGAATATCTGTACGCATATTACAAAGCGACCCGGACCGACCCAGCCACACCTGGCGGATTGCTGAAATGTGTGCTGGCTGGCGACAGTACGATGCATGGTGGTAATGGAGAGCCCGCCGCATATAAACCGGATATTCTAATGACCCGATTGTTTCAGTTTTGCGGGGTGCCTAATATTGGAGTATTTAACCGGGCAGTGCCGAGTACATCATTTGTTGATATGAATATTCTTTCAGACCTTGGGGCCAATACCCGATTACTGATGATCAAATATGGTGTAAATGACGCATACGGTCCGAAGGATGTGCGCCATAAAAACTTTATGGAGGCGATGGACGCAAAGTTAACAGAGGTTAGGAACCACCAGTGGGGAGGGTTTGAATATCTTTCAATTATCCTTATCGGTCCTAATTCCACAAATGACCCACAATACTTTCGCGATGAAGAATGGTACGAGACCATACGCGGGATATATGTTGCCGCCGCCCGTAAACATAAATGTGTTTATTTTGATGCTTACGGACTTCTTCCCGATTCACGTAAGGCTGCCGGTAATGACATGGATGAACCGTGGCAAGATACAAAGCCAGGAGTGGCGATCCATCCCGTTTCCGAGCGTAATATATGGATTTACGGTCAATTATTTGCTGAATGTTTTAGCCCTACGATGCTAAAAGGATTTTCCTTAAACAGCTGGGCAAACCTACCTCTTCATGTATCGAGCGTTACAGATAGCACGCCGCCGCGGGATCTGGCATTTGATGCTTACGAAACATGGAATCAGGCTAACATTGTAAATGGCTTTCCTTTCTCCGGTATTTGTATTACACGCCGGCAAGCTGATGGCCTTGTTGTTCAGGAGGTTTACGATCAGGCAACATCCCGCGTTGCGCGTCGTAGTTCTCCGATCGGCGCTATAGCGTGGGGAAAATGGACTGGCGTACCAACAGCGCTAGCCCTGGGGTCATCATGGGTTAATTATGGGGCACCATACAATGCACCTACCACAACGCTTACAACGGATGGCTATGCATTATTGTCCGGGACAATAAAAAGCGGAACGACTGCTGCCAATACCCTGATCTGCCTCCTGCCCAACGCCCCTGCCGGACAATCACGACATCACGTAGCGACCGGAACCGGGGCGGCTACTGCGACACTGGAGGTCCGGGATAACGGGAATGGAACAGGAAGCCTGGTGATCATCGCCGGAGCGGACGCCGCCCTACTCTCCCTTGAAGGGCTGACATATCGAGCGAAGTAATTCGGTGTAGATAATTAATAGGCCGCGCCACGTTGATCTCCCTCTGGTTAAAAACTACTGTATGTGTATACAGTATTAATCGGAGGAGGTCATCATGAGCGGTTTCCCGTCACCAGCCAAGGATTATGTTGAGACGCGGCTATCGGTCGCATCGATTTGCAACATTGACGCTAACTGTCTCGTCATTGAAACGTCGCGCGGTTATGCGGTTGTCGATAAGTCAATGCGACCAAAATCAGGCGAATATGCGCTTATCAACTATTCGTGTCGGAACCATTTTGCACTGATAGCGGGGAAATCGTTCATCACGGAAGACGGGGAAGCGATCGAGGGGGAGGCGCTGGATGATGTGACGGTGGTGGGCGTGGTGACATGGCTCGTTAACAGAACGAGAGATGATGAAGCGCCGGTGATGTGATGGGGCATGGATGGGGCAAAAACACCTGTGCGAACTCAGGCGAATTTGGGTAGTGCGGGGTTCTGGCAACTGCAATCAACTGTTATTTAATGCGCTCTTGGACGATCTCAGTTGATTATAAAAATTGCACAGTCATGTGATGAATATGCAGGT